ATGCGCAACAAGCACGCCATCACGCTGGAGAACCTGCGTATGGGCGCCCTCAAGGGCCAGATCCTCGACTACGACGGGTCGATGATCCTCGACCTCTTCCTCCGCTTCGGCGTCACCCCCCAGGTCTTCGATTTCCTGCTCGGCACGCCCGGCACGGACGTCGGTTCGATCTGCGACGACCTCGTGGGCTTCATGGAGGACAACCTCCTCGGCGACACCATGACGGGCGTGCACTGCCTCGCCTCGCCGACATTCATGAAGCGCATGCTGGCGCACCAGAGTGTGAAGGGCGCCTACAACTTCTTCAACCAGGCGAACGGCCTCAACCCGCAGCGCGACAACGTTCGGAGCATGTTCCCCTTCCACGGGATCATGTTCGAACAGTACCGCGGCTACAGCTACACGCTGAACGAGGACGGCACGCGCACCAAGGTGCCGTTCGTGCCGGACGGCGACGCGCGGTTTTTCCCGCTCGGTACCAACGAGACCTTCACCAACTTCTGGGCGCCGCCCGACTTTCTCACCGAGGTCAACGAGGCGCCCGCGCCCGGTGCCGAGGTCTTCGTCGCTCCCCTAGAGCCGATGAAGTACGGCAAGGGCGTCGAAATCTACACCGAGAGCAACCCGCTGCCGCTCGTGAAGCGGCCGCAGCTCCTGGTGCGCGGCACCTCCAGCAACTGAGGCCCGACATGAAGCTCATCGAAAAGGGCAAGGACGGCGCCGAGCCCGTCCACATGGGCTGGGATGCAGCGCAGGCCGCGCTCGCCACCGGTACCTACGACCTCGCGCCGTCCGACGGCGAGCGCGACGTCGACCTGCCCGGCGCGCAGTCGCCGGCGCCCGGCACTGATCCGGTCGACGGCGAGGAGCGCGCCGCCGAGGGCCACGTCCTGACCAACATGACGGCCGTGGCCGCGCCCGAGACAGTGTCGGCCGGCCTCGCGAAGGCGCCCGAGCCGCCGAAGCCCGCGCCCGCCAAGAACCCGGCTCCGCCCCCCGCGTCGGCGCCGGTCGTTGTTCCGGTCCCCGTCCCGGCAGCCACCAAGGCCTGATCCGCTGTGCCGAGCTTCTTCGACGACCTCTTCGCGGGTGGCCCGCGGGCTGTCCTCGACGGAACCTTCGGCCAGCCGTGGCAGATCCTGCCCCAGGCTCGACCGCGGGCGAACGCGCCGAGCGCGCTCGACCCGTCCCGCCCGGTCATCACCGGCATCGTCGGCTACTTCTCCGACAAAGCCGAGGCATACCGGGCGACCCACGTCTACGACCAGCAGGCCGACAAGCGCCCGGGGATCACCACGGCCGAGATGACCGTCGAGTTCCCCAACGCTTTCGCGGGCGCGCCGCTGGACATCCGGGGTGACGACATCGCCGTGCGGATGGCCGACGGCGCGGAGTTCCGGCTCGGCACGCCGCGGCGCGACGAGGCGGCGAACCGCCTGACCTGCAATCTGGGACGCCTGTCATGAGCCTCGCCCGCCTCGCTCTCCGGCTCGCGGCTGTCGAGGCCTTGTGCCCGTGGTCGGCCATCCAAGGCGGACCCTACCCGACGCCGGCCGGTCCGCGCGTCTACGACAGCCGACAGCAGCCGATCGACGGCCTGTCGGACCTCGAAACGAAGCCGATCCTCATCGTTTACACCGAGGACGACGCCTCGACGCCCTACGAGGGCGCCCGGCGGAACGCCGACGAGCAGATTGTGGTGCTGGTCGTCGAGGAGATGATCGCCGCCAAGGCCGAGGTCGAGTTCGACGCGCCCGACGGCAGCAAGTCCACCATCGGCACTTTGGTATCGCCGATCTCCGACCCGCAGCAGGAGATGCTGCTCGACCTTCTCGAGGCCGCGGTCCGGCGCCTGCTCGACACCCGCAACGAGATGCCGTCAAGCGCCGCCCTCGCGAGGGTCGCGATGGAGATCCGGCGCGTTGAGTCCCAGCCGCAGCGTGCCGACGACAAGGCGACCCGCCTCGCCGCGCGCACGCTGAAGCTGCACATCAAGGTCAAGCCCGACGCTTGGCCGACCTCACCCGCGGTGCCGGCCCCGACCGGTCTCACAGCCCTGCCGGAGCCGCTCCGCAGCGTCGCCGCCGTGCTCGATCCCGCGTCGGATGGCGGGCAAGCCTGCGCCGCCATCGCGGTCCTCGTGCCCGGCGCGCCGCCCGCGCCGGTCGCGCTCGCCGGCATCGGCATCACCACCGACGTCGACCGCGACCCCGAGAACAAGTTTCCGACGCAGGTTTTCAGCGAAGCCGCGCCACCCACCCCCATGCCATAGGTCGATCCCCATGCCGATGCCGACCCTCGATCCGTCGCGCTTCTACGCGGCGGTTCTCGCCGACCCGTCGCACAAGCTGCCCCTGCCGGGCCCGGGTGCCGCTCGCTTCTTCTCGGCCGAGGGCGAGGTCGTCGACAGCGCCGATCCTTTCTACGGCCACCTCCTGGCCGATGGGTCGCTCGTGCGGAAGACCGACGAGGCCGAGGCCTCGTCCGAGCCGGGGAAGCCGGTCGACGATCCGGCCCCGGAAACCAAGGCCGAAACGCCCGCGCCCACCGCACCCAAGGCAGTCGTTCCCGCTCCGGCGCCCGCCAAGGCCTGACGGCCAATCCACCCTTTCCGACCACCTGACATCGCGAGGACTGGCACATGGCCGGCGACGTGCTTTTCAACAACATCCCGGCGACCGGCCTGACGGCGCCCATCGTCACCTTCGAGGTGAACTCGGGAGGCCAGTACGACGCGCCTGACCGCGTCATCATCCAGGGCCACAAGACCCCGGCCGGCACGATCGCGCTGAACAAGCCGACGGCGGTCTACGACCAGGACACCGTCGACCGGCTCGCTGGCCCCGGGTCGATGCTCCGCGAGATGTTCCGCATCGCGCAGCAGAACGCCCCCGCGCTGCCGATCTACATCGAGGCCGTCGGCGAGAATGGCATTGCCCCGGTCTGGACCTACACGGTGGGCGTACTGCCCAACATCGGTGTCGGAACGGTGGAGATCTGCAAGGAGCGGATCGACATCGCCGTGCAGGCAACCGACACGCCGGCCACCGTCGCGTCGGCGCTCGCGGGCGCCATCGGCAGCTACTACAACACCCTCACCGGCGCCATGCTGCCGGTGACGGCCACAGCCGCGGGCAATGTCGTCACGGTGACGGGGCGCCACGCCTCGGCGATCATGAACGAAGTGGACTTCCACGCGCCCACCATGCTGGCCAACAACCTGTTCGCCAAGCCGGGCGTCCTCACCCTGGCCCAGACCCAGCAGGGCGCCGGCACGCCGCTGCTCTCCGCGGCGCTGAACGCGCTCGGCGATGACCCGAAGGACTTCATCATCAGCCCGTGGTCGGACGGCGCCTCGCTGTCGGCCTTCGGGTCGCTGACGAGCGATCTCAACGGCTCGTGGTCGTGGCTCAAGCAGACATACGGGCACGTCTGGACCGTCGGCACGGGCGGCTTCTCCGCCCTGACCACCCTCGGCCTGTCGCTGAACGACCGCCATACCAGCATCATCCAGCGTGTGCCCTCGGTGCCGTCCTTCGGCACGAAGGCCTACACGGCGCAGCCCGTGGCTGGGCAGACCGACACGTTCGGCACCACGACGGTGACCTTCGTGGCCGCGAATCCGACCGGAAACCAAGTGCTGATCGGTGCCAACCTCGGTGCGACGCTGGCCAACCTGCTCGCATTCCTGCAAGGCTCCGCTGACACCAGCATCGCCCAGGCAAGCTATGCCCTGTCGGGCTCGACGCTGCAGATCACGGCCAACGTGTCGGGCTCGGGCGGCAACGGCTTCTCGATCGCGTCCACGGTCGGCGGCGTGGCCCTGTCCGGGCTGACGCTGGCCGGTGGCGCGAATGGTTGCCCCGAGCCCTCGTGGCTGTGGGCCGCCGGCGTCTGCGCCCGCGTGGCGCCGTGGCTCAGCGACTGCGACACCGGCAACGTCAGCCGCAACCAGACCGGCCTCGTCGTTCAGGGCCTGCACCCGCCCCGCGACCGCACGCTGGCGCCGGGCTATGCGGGCCGCAACGTCCTGAACCAGTCCGGCATCTCGACGTGGCACGTCGGCGCCGACGGATCGGTGCAGATCGACAAGCTCGTGACGACCTACAAAGTAGGGCAGTCGGGCCAGCCCGACGCCGTGTTCCGCGACGTGCAGGCCGTCTACCAGGTGTCGGGCGGCCTGAAATACCTCCGCGCGTTGCTCGCCCAGGAGCACGGCAACAAGGCCATCGCCGACGTCAACCCGGGCAGCCTGGGCGCGATCTCGACGCCGGCCGACATCAAGGCGACCTTCGTCCACGGCTATTCCGAGCTTGTGAACAACGGCGTCTTCGAGGACCTGAACACCTACTCGAAGACCCTGCGCGTCACGCGCGACAAGCAGAACCGCGCCCGGGTGAACGTCTACAACCCGATGCAGCGCGTGTCGCCGCTCGACGTGCTCGCCGCCAACGCGACGATCTACCAGCGCTTCCCCGACGCCGCCTGACCTCGTCGGGCACCCCCATCATTTTCGGCACGAGGTCTGAACCATGGCCACCTTCGGCGGACATACCCGCTTCCTGTTCAATGGCGCGCCGCTGGTGCTGCGCGCCAAGGTCACGATCGAACCGTCTGATGCCGAATACGACGGCATGACGAACCAGGACGGATCGGTCAGCCGTACCAACAAGCCCAAGGGCTACACCTTCGAGGTCACCTTCGAAGACACCGACGACGCGTCCGCGTCCCAGGCCACAGGTCAGGACTGGAACGCCATCATGAAGGGCGCGCCCTACAACATCACCATCCCGGAGGACGACACTGGCGTGCTGCACACCTACACGGCGTGTCTGCTGACCGGCCGTCCCAAAATCGACCGCGAAAGCGGCGAGGTATCGGGCATCGCCGGCCTGTCGGCGCAATACAAGCGCACCACAACGACCTGACGCGGCTGACCGGAAGGAAGACCATCATGGCCACCACCGTCACCATCGCCCTTTTGAACCCAATCGAGCATCACGGCGCCACGCTCTCCAACCTGGAACTGCGTGAACCCTCTGGCGCCCTTTATGCCCAACTCGGCGAGCCGCGCATTCTCGTCCGCAACAGTGAGGGCGGCTACTACGTCGAGCAAACCGACGTAATCCGTAAATACCTGGACAAGCTCATCGTCCACCAGGACGGGGCCATTCTTTTGTCTTTGATGTCCATGGCTGACGTCATGCGCGTCAAAGAGGAGCTGTTCGGTTTTTTCGCGGTCGCCGAAGCGAAGACTATCGCACAGCGCGCAACTTCCTCGTCTTCGGCCTGAAATCCATGACCTACACTGAGGCCGCCGACGCCGGCCTCAGTGATATCGAGCGCGCCTGTGAAGATTACGCCCTGTGGGCGGAGCAGGAAGAACGGCGCCGCAAGCGCAACAAGAGGTGATGGACCATGGCCGCAGTTCTTGAGGCCCGCGCCGTCATCACTGCAACGGACGAAACCGGAAAAGCGTTCGACAGCATTAAGGCCAGGATCGCGGGCCTCGACAAGACCGTGCAGCTTATGAACCAAGCAATGGGTTCGGTCGGGCCCGTAGCGAAACAGGTTGGCGCCATCTCGGGGCAGATCGACCGCACGTCGGCTGCGATGAAGACTATGGGCGAAGCGGGGCGATCCGTGGCCGGCGTGGCCGGCGCTATCAGCACCGTCGACCGCGCTTCGGCTAAAATGGCGGGTTCGGTTGGAAAGTCCTCGCAGGCCGTGCTGGCTCTGTCGCGAGACTTGTCCTCGGCAGAGGGCAAGCTCCGGGCGATCTCCGACTTCCGCGGCGCCAGCCGGTCGCTGGACGAAGCATCCCTCGCGTTCCGCCGTGGTCAGCAGGAGGTGCGCCGCCTGTCGGCCGAGGTGGCGAACGCTGAGCACCCGACGAAGTCGCTGCAGGCCGCCCTTGCTGGCGCCGAAGTCGATCTCGCGCGGCTCAACGCCGCCTTCAAGGCCGAAGGCAACGCGGTGCGCTTCGCCACGTCGGAGCTGGCCGAGGCCGGTGTACCAATCAACCGGCTGCGGTCCGAACAACAGCGCCTCGCCGCGTCGATCGAACAGACCACGGCCGCTATCAAGCAGCAGGCCCAAGCGGACCACCTCGCGGCCGAGGCCGCAGACCGGGCGGCCGTTGCCGAACGGCGACAGGCCACGGCTCAGCGCCATGGCGGCACGGCGCAGCGGGCGCATGGCGGCGGCCATGGCGCCCTCGGCACCGTGGCCGAGATGGCGAGCCTCTACGGCACGTTCGAGGCTGCCGAACTGGCCCACCACGTCGTTGAGACCTACGACCATTTCGACAAGGAACGTCGCTACGGCAAGGTGGTGATGGGTCTGACCGACGAGGAACAGAAGCCTCTCGTGGACCAAGCCATCGTCGAGAGCGGCAAGTCCAAGTTCAATGACATCCAGTGGCTGGAAACGCAGCGGGAGCTTGCTGCCCGCGGGTACGGCAAAGACCAGGTGCTTGGCTTCACCCCGACCGTCGCCAGCATGGGTGCCGCGTTCGATGTGTCGATGCCAGAGGCCGTGAAGGGGCTGGAGGGCGCTATGTTGTCCTTTCGCAAGGACACCTCGACGCTGGAAAAAGCGCATGAGGCCGCGACCCGGACGGCGGACCTACAAGTCAAGGCATCGAAAATCTCGGGCATGACGTTCGAGGACGTGGTCCAGCTCTACAAATACGGCGCCGCCCCGGCGCAGATGGCCCATCTGTCAGAAGAGAACCTGCTGGCGTTCGGCGCTATCTCGAAGAAGAGCAACATGGGCGGCGACGAGTCAGGCGTTGCGTTCCGCGCGCTGGCGAAGAACCTCATCAGCCCAACCGCCGGCGCCCAAGTCGCCATGCGGGCGGCCGGCATTGACTACAACAAGTTCCAGCAGACACCTGACAGCCTGGATACGGCGGGTTTCGTCGACACGGTGGCGAAGAAGTACGGCGTGGCTCTCGATGCCAAGGCCACGGCCGCGATCGACAAGGTGTTCCACGACAAGGCCATTTTCGGCAGCGCGGCCAAGTTCATGCCAGCGATCCGGGAAGTGCTCGGCGACGTCCTTGGCGGCGACGACGCTAAGTCGAAGGGCAAAATCGCCAACATGGCGGGCTCCTATCGCGACGCCTCAATGAAGGGCGTCGACACGAACGGGCTCATGGCGGAGGTCATCCAGGGCATATCGAAGAACCCCGCCCTGGCCAACGCCATCTTCGGGTCGAAGCAGGGCGGCCGCATTTTCGCAGCACTCGGTGAGCCGGACGTACTGAACCACATTCTCGACGAACTGAAGAACCACAGCCAGGGCTTCGCCGCCAAGGTCGGCGAGGACCGCATGGCCGGCTTCGACGGCGCGCTGTCGCGGCTCCAGAACAGCATGAAGAACGTCTACACCGGGCTTGGCCGCGCCTTCGATGAGGGCGGCAAGGGCGGCCTCCTGACCGACGTGACCAGCGGCTTGGCGCATCTCACGCAAGCGTTCGCCGAGGCGCCACCGCAGGTTCAGCGTGCTGTCGCTGCGATCAGCGCCGTAGGTGCCGTGGCGGGAGCGCTGAAGGGCTTTGGCGTCCTGAAAGGCGGCTTCGGACTGAACGCTTCTGCGGTCGCGCTAGACGGATCGGCGAGCGCGCTCGACGCCGCCGCGGCTCGCCTCGGGGCGGGTGGCGGCATTCCTGGGGAGCACGGTGGGCCAGGCGGCCCGGTCAAGGAAGCGGAGAAGGACGCCGGAGGCTTCATGGGCAAGTTGAAAGGCGCCCTGCCCATGTTCGCAACGGCCGGCGCCATTCTCGGCGCAGGCGCCTTCGTCGCCGACGCCATGCTGTTCGAGCGCGACCACAACAAGGCCCTGGTGGACGGTGGCCGGCCCGACGTGCAGCCGTGGGACAACAACCTCGGCCTTCCCGGCGTCGACACGGTACAGCCGGATCCGGTGCCAGCCCGTTCGCCTCTCATGGTGCAGCACCCTCGGGATGGCGGCGCACCCGCGACGGTTCCTGAAGCGTCCAGGTCCGTCCCGCTCCCTCCAGAGCGTCCGAAAGATCTAAGTGCCTCCGCTATAGTGCCGGAGCCCGTCCCGGCTCGTGCCGCGCCGAGCATCGAGCGTCGCACGTTCGGCCGCTACCTGCATACTGTGCGGCCGGAAGCGGAAGCCGGTCGGATGCCCGCCGCCACGCCGGCGCCGTTGCCCGCCGGCCCCATCCCCGTCCACATCGTCAGCAGCTCGGTCGAGCGAATGCCGATGGGACCGCTCGGGCCCGGCCTGCATCGCGATTTCACGCTCGGGAACAACACGGGCGGCTTCGGCAGCCCTGGCATGGGCAGTACCGACCACTTCGACCAAGGACCGCGCCGAGGTCCGAACCTGAGCATGCTGGACGCACACCCGGTCGAACCTCATGTGGACGACTCCGAGCTAGTGGCGCTTGAAGGCAAGTTGACGGAGGTGGGTCAACGCGCCCAGGCGGTCGGCGCGACCCCGATCTCGATCAAGGCGGACTCGTCGTCCATCGAGGCTATGATCGGACTGCTGTCGCGCGCCATTTCTCTTAAGGCGCAGCTCGGCGGCATGCCGGCAGGCGGAGGCACGTCGGGCGCGGTCGGCACCAGCTACCCGCAGACGGCGCCGACGGGGCGGCAGGGTGGGCCGCGGTAGCGCGTCACTTGCTCTTATCGACGAACTCTGTCGGCACCCACACGCATTGCGGTTCGCCACGAAGACGCAAGCACGACGTGCCGTGAAACACGGACAGGTCTTCCACAGTCCCGATCATTCCAGGCGACATCCTTGTGCAGGCATCGCCCTTCCGGTCCGAAAATTTGACGGCGGCCTCTTTGTCGCCGTCTCGCACGAGCGACTTGAACCTATCCTCGTCCCCTTGATCCTGGCATCCAACGTAGGTGGTATTGAATACGCCGCGCTGACCCACGCCAACGAAGCTCATATCGGCGCAGGCCGGTTCAGCAGCGACCACCAGGGCGGCGAGAGCGAAGGCGAGGCGCATGGGTGGGGTCCGGCGAATGTGTCCGAGGGGCATATTCGCTCGACGCTACCGCGCCGCCGGGCACCGGGCAAATGCCCTCCGCCGGGGCATTTGATGTCGGACGCCTGATAATCACCATTCCCGGGCGTCCGACGCGTGATCGGCGCGCACCTTCTGAACGTGTCGTGCGAGGCGCCGTTGACTTCCGAAATCCCCTGGACCATTGTTCCGAAATGTCAGGGTGCGAAGCCCTCGACCGAAAGCCGTCCCGACATCGGGGGCGGCTTTTGTCGTTTCTGAGGGCGCGCGATGAGCCGCGACTGGGCCGCGACCCTCTGGCCCGCATCGTTCAAGGGCGTGCCTTTCTGGGCAGAGCGCGACAAGGACGTCGTGGGCAAGCGGCTCGCGGTCCACGAGTTCCCGGGGCGTGATGACCCCTTCATTGAGGATCTCGGCGCCAAGGCGCGCACCTTCGACCTGACGGCCTACTTCGTCGACGACGATGCCGACATCGAGGCCGACGCCTTCATCGCTGCGGTGTTGCAGGCCGGGCCAGGCGTGCTCGTGCTGCCCGCGCAGGGGCCGATCAATGCCCGTGCCCACCTCGCCGAGCGCGAGCGCATTCGAGATCGCGCGGGCTACTTCGGCATCCAGGCCAAGTTCTACAAGGAAGGCGCGGCCGTCGCGAACGCGCCGAGCGACTTCCTTCAACAGATCGTCTTCGACGCCGGCGATGCGCTGGTCGGCGCCGCCACTTCGCTCCTGTCTTCGGTGTCGCTGTCATGAGCCGACCGAACTGGATGGTTGAGAACGTAGTGGCCGGGCTGCAGAACCTCGTCGCGACGCTCGACACGATCGCGGCCGGCAACGGCATGGACACCGCCAAGGCCGACGCGGTGTCGGCGGATATCGCCACGGGCGCGACGCCGTCGCTGTCCGTTTCGGCGCCGCTTGCCACGGTCACGGGCCTCTCGGCCGGGCTGGTGGCGCTCTACAACGCGCTGCCCCTCTTGGTGTCGGACGTGACCGGTATCGACCCGAGCGTGGTGCCGGCGCTGTTCGCCCTCGCGCGCGGCCTCGGCGGCGCGATGGACCCGATCGACGCGGCTACGGCCTTCGCCGCGGCGATCGACGACTTGCCCGACGCCGCGCCGGCGCCGACCTCGTCGCCGAACCGCCTCGCGGACGCGGCCAACATGCAGATCGTCGCGCGGGTCAGCCGCATGGTGCTGATCGCGCCCTACGCTGAAGCGCTGATCGCCGTGCCCTACGCCTCGCGGCAGGACGGCGTCACGGCGCGGGCCGACTGCGTCGAACGCTTCGAACGCGAGATCGAGGCCAGTACGGGCGCCGATGCGGGCGGGGACGACCTGTCTGTGGTTCTCGCCGACTCGCGCAACAGCGTGGTCGAGTTCCTGTCCCGGGTTATCACCAACACGGCCCCGATCGTTACCGTGACGGCCAAGCGTTCGCTTCCCGCCCTCGTTTGGGCGTGGAAGCTCTACCAGGACCCGAGCCGCGCGGCCGACCTCGTCGCCCGCAACGGAGTTCCGCACCCGTCCTTCATGCCGCTGCAGTTCGACGCGGTGGCGCCCACGAGCTGAGCCCGCCATGCAGACCGAGACCGTCACGGTGGTGGTCGGCAATCAGCGGTACGATTCCTGGATCAGCGTCAACGTCCGCGGCTCGGTGAAGGAGGCGGCGCGCTCGATCAAGCTGGTGGTTGCGGCCGAGTTCGGCGCCGACCAGGTTGCGCAAGCGTTCAAGGACCAGACGCCGATCGCCGCCTACGCGGGGTCGGACCTGATCTTCACCGGCTACGTCGACGATCTCCAGCCGGAACTCGGGCCGGACGGGCCGTCCACCATCACGATCTCGGGCCGGTCGAAGGGTGCCGACGCGATCGACTGCTCGGCCGACCACACCAAGCCCGACTACGTCGGCAAGACGCTGCACGAGATCGCCAAGGACCAGGACGTTTTCGGCATCGGCTTCACCACCGACACGAAATTCGACCCGATCGACCGCTTCCGTTTCAACCCGGGCGAGAGCCTGTTCCGCGGGCTGGAAATCCTAGCGCGCGACCACGGCGTGACGCTGGCGGGCCAGCCCGACGGCGGCGTCAAGTTCACCACAGCAGGTGCCGTTCCGCCGCGCCAGCCCGGGTTCCTCGCGCAGGGGGTCAACATCCAGCGCGGGTCGAGTTCGCACAACTCAGCCAACCGGCACAGCAACGTTCACGTCCACGGGCAGAGCTACAAGGGGGTCGGCAAACAGAACACGGCCATCGACGCCGAGGCCAAAGACAAGACCGTCAAGCGCGTCCGCCCCGTGCACGTGCTGCACAAGGGCCACGCCACCGACAAGCGGGTGAAGAAGCACGCCGAGCACCGGCGCAACCGCGAGGCTGGCGGCGGCCTCACCGCCATCATTACCACGCCGGGGTGGCGCGACGAAACGGGCGCGCTGTGGACGCCCGGCAACAAGGTGTGGGTGTCAAGCCCGTTCCTGATGATCAGTCAGGACATGCTCATCGAGGCGGCCGACTACCTGCAGGACGGCGAGCAGGAAGGCACCCGCGTGGTGCTCAACCTCGTCGACCCCCGCGCCCACGGTGGCAAAGCGCCCAAGGTCAACAAGTCAGACTCGACCTGGGACATGGACGACAGCGACGCCGAAGAGGATTGAGCGATGTACGACGAGCTCGACGATTCGGTCACGGGCCAGCTCGTCCGCGTCACCCTCACCGGCGTCGACGACAGTGGGCCGCAGCAGCTTGTGTCCTGCACCGGCATCGGCGGCCAGAAAATCGGCGAGGCCGTGCGGCTCCAGCACTTCGGCGTGACCGGCAATCCGCCGATCGGCGCCGAGGGGCTGATGCTGATCTCCGGCGGTCGCCACGACCGGCCGCACATTCTCGGCCTGGAGGACGCGGCCTCGCGGCAGATCAACTCGCCGAGCGGCACCAAAGTGCTCTACGACGCGTCAGGGAACTGCATTCGGGCCTACGGCAAAGATGGGATCCAAGTCGAAGCCAAAACCGGCGATATCTTCGTGAAGCCGGCCGACGGCAAGAACGTCTATCACGGCGGGAACGGCAAGGACGGGGCATATGCCCCCGTCATGACTGCCCAGGGGCCGTCGTCCAACGTCTTCGCCAAGGTCGGCTGAGAACTACGCCATGGCCGATTTCGACCTGCGCGTCGCCGAAGGATGCGAGCCGGACCAGAACCTACTCTGGGATACTGTCTGGGACGCCAAGGCGGGTTGCGGCAACTGGGCCGTCACGCCCGCGGGTGCGGCGACGAACCGAGGTGGCTTGAAGGCGACGGCGGCGCTGGAAACCGCGGTCATCATCTCACTGTGGACCGATCGGGCCTGCCCCAAGGATCACCCGCTGTACCGCTACGCCGATGGCGATCCCCGAGGCTGGTGGGGCGATGGCATGGACGTCCGCGCCGACCTCGGCGAGGCCCCCCTTGGCTCGCTGCTGTGGCTGCTGGAACGCAGCGCCATCGACGAGGTAGCGACGCCGCGATGGGCTCAGTCCTTCGCGCTCGACGCCCTGGCCTGGATGGTCGACCAGCGCGTGGCGGCTCGCATCGAGGCGCAGGCCAGCGTCAGCAAGAGCCCGAACCGCCTCGACCTCGCCGTGCAGATCTACGGCCAAGACGGCGGCAAGATTTACGATCGGCGCTTCGAAGACGTGTGGGCCCAGGCCAAGCAGGGGATCTAATGTTCTTCAACATCCCCAAGGCCGAGGCGTGCCTGCAGCGCGCTCGCGCCGCCTTCCGCTCGCATCTCGCCGGATCGGACGCCTGGCTGTCGCGCAACAACGTCGGTCCGACCGCCAAGGTGGTCGGCGGGTCGGCGTCAGATATCTACCAGCGCCTCGATTTCGTCGGCCAGCAAGCCTTTGTGCTCTTCGCCAAGGGGAAGTACCTCGACTATCACGGGGCCGACTTCGGCATCACACGCCGGCCGGCCGCGCCCGCTGCCGGCACCCTGGCCCTGACAGCGACCGACGCCGTGTCGGTGGCGAACGGCGCGCAGTTCGTGCGGGCCGATGGTGTAGTCGTAGCGGCTTCGGCCGCGGTGGGCTTGTCGGCGGCGGGCACGCTGTCAGTTCCGGTGATTGCTTCCGTGGCGGCGCAGGCCGGCAACGCCCGGCCGGGACAGCCCTTCACGGTCCTGTCGGGCGTGACCGGCCCTGGCGCTCCGGCGGCAACCGTCGTGGTCGACGGGAACGGTATCGTCGGCGGCCTAGACGTCGAACCTGATGGCGCGCCGCGCACGACTGACCTCAGCACGCTGCGCGGCCGCATCCTGTTCCGCAAGCGCAACCCGCCCCACGGCGGCGCGCCGGCAGATTATGTGCTGTGGGCCACCACGATCCCGGGCGTGACTCGCGTGTTCGTCGAGCGGCATTGGATCGGGCCCGGCACGCTGCGGGTGTTCCCCGTCTTCGACGGACTGTTCCCCGGCGGGATCCCCGACGACGCGCACGTTTCCCTCGTGCGGGACTACATCGCCACCGTGGCGCCGGCCGCCGCTGTGGTGACCGTGGTGCCGCCGACCGCTCAGCCAATCCCGGTCGCGGTCAAGAACATGGATCCCAACACCGAGGCCGTGCAGGCAGCCGTGATGACCGAACTCGCCGACACGGTGCAGCGGCTAGGGCAGGTGGCGGGTTCCGACAAGCCCATGGCGTCTCTGCCGTTCCTGGCCGTGCCCTACAGCTTCGCGGCTATCTGGGCCGACCAGGCGGTCGCCAACGCTTCGGGCAACAAGCGGGGCATCGTGCTCGCGCCCACAGCCGACACGACGATCGCGTCTGGGGCCATCCCGACGCTTGGCCCGGTGATGTTCACATGACCGCATGCAACGGCCCCGATCCCGGCCTCGACATCTGCCCGACCGCCGAGGAGATCACGCCGCAGCTCATCGCGATGCTGCCGCGCGGTCGCGCCTGGTCGACCCACGACGGCGGGCCGTACCCCGGCACGCCGGCCTGGGGCTTCTGGCGCGCCGTCGCGGCCGTGTGGGCCGACGTCAACGCCGCGATCTGTGCCATGGCGCCGGAGTTCTTCTGCGCTAGCCAGACGGTCACCCACGACGTCTGGCTTGATGAATACGGCTTGCCCGATGGGTGCGACCCGTTCCCCGACCTGTGCGCCAAGGTGGCGGCAGTCGGCGGCGCGCGATGCGAATACATCACCGCCATCGCGGCCCGGGCCGGCTGGGCGGTGAGCTGCTACGACACAGGCGGAGGCTGCGGCGGCAAGGCTGGGCGCGCCCGCGCTGGCTGCGCGCAGGCGGGCCGCAGCCCGAAGCCTGGCACGGTGGTGATCCGTGTCGACATCAGAAAGAGCCCCGCTTTCCTCGGCAATTTCCCGCCCGCGCCGTCCTCGACAGCACCGCGACCGGCTCGCAAGGCCGGTCGCGCCATGGCGGGCCAGCCGCTCGCCTGCGTCCAGACCGGTGGACCGCCGATCGTGCCTCGCGCCGGTCGGGCCAAGGCTGGCGGACGCCCCTACTGCCCGCCGGATATCACCGGCATCGCCTGCATCGTTGAGCGCATCAGCGGCGCCCACAACTCCATCGTTTATGAGGTCGCCGCGTGAGCGCCATCCCCGACGTCTTCGGCCCGGCCAACTTCACCAACTCGACGACCTCGCGGCCGTTCGACGGCCGACAGTTCGGCACGGCCGATACATGGTTCCTGGACTGTTCGTCGAAGGACACCGACGATGGCACCGACCTCGGCGCCGCGTGGTTCAACGCCATGACGGCGAATGCCCGCGCCCTCGCCCGCGCCAACGGCATGCAGGTCGATGGGCAGACGCCCGTAGTCAAGCAGGACAACGGCGACGACCTCCTGATCCGTGCCGTTCAGGCTCTGGTGCAGCGCGGGCAGATGAACTTCGCCGTCGACGGCGGGGTGCCGAACCTCATCCTGATCCAACCGACCGTCACGCCGGCCGAGCTCATCGCCGGCATGCCGTTCCTCGTGCAGATGGCGGCGGCGCCGACAGGCCCGACCACGATGCGGATCGGCACCTTCCCGCCCCTTTCGGTGCGGAAGAGCGGGGCGCAGCAGCTCACCGGCGGCGAATGGGGGCAGGGCGACCTGCAGGCCTTCGCGCTCGATGGAACCTACGTCCGGGCACTCGGTGTCGGCGCCGGCAACGTCCCGCAGATGATCAACGCCGACCTCACCCTGTACGTGCCGGAGCAGTATCCGACGATCCGCGCGGCGCTGCTCGCGTCCTCGTCCATGATGCTGAGATCGGACGCCCACCTGCGCATCTACGTCGATGCAGATGGCTACCAGGAGCAGTTTGACACGAGCCTCGGGCCGCTGATCGGCAACCACCCCTACGGGCAGCGCATCACGATCGAGGCCTTGCCTCTCAATATCGGCTTTCCGTCCGGCGACGACATCGACAATAAGACGGCGAACGACACCCTGACCGCGCTGAAGGCCCGCTTCCGGGCCAGGATCATCGCCACGGGCGGATCGAACGCCCTCGAGATCCGTGCCGGCACGCTGAACTTTTCGAACTTCCTGTTCTACAGCGACGGCTCGGCGGGCTCCTACGGCGGCATGGTGGGGAACTGGCAAACCACAGCCTCGGCGGGCTCGCTCGGCCTCAGCAACTGCGCGTTCCACGGCTTCGCGCAGGACAATCTGCAGGCCACCGACAACTCCGTCCTCCGCCTCGCCAACGTGTGCTCAACCTACGCCGGCGCCGCGGCGATCCGCTCCGCGCGTGCCAGCTCGACAACGATCCGCACCGGATCGCTCGTGGCCATGTACAGTGCGCTCGGCCTCGTTTGCGCGCGCGGTGGGACCTTCGCGGCCGACGCTGGCGCGTCCCGTCTTGACTTCCGCCGCAACAGCCAGATCGGCATCCAGTCAACCTTGAAGGGATCGGCCGGCATCGCCGTCGGCCCGGCAATCTACATCAAGAACAACGGGACAGGCTGTCAGGGCTTCGACGGCGACGTCTACGCGCCGAACACCTCGGCCGTGTTCTCCGGTAACGGGACGGACCTTTACGCCGCTGAGAACGGCCTGTGCGACTTCCGGGGCGTGAACGTCGGCACTACTTCGCCCTACCGCAACACGTCCGGCAACAACGGCGGCCAGTGCCTCGTCTGAAGGAGCCTTCATGACCCAGCTCGTCTGCAACGGTGGCGTCGTCACCTCGTATTATCCGGACAACGTGGACGTCCCGAGCGGCGATATCATCGCTGGCACGCGCGTCATTCCGTGGCTGCTGCCGAAGCGCCTCACCGACCTCACGCCCTACGGCGTGGCGCCGCCGTCGGGCGAGGTCGACACGCGGCCCTATACAGCGCCGGTGCTCACCGCGAAGGCGGACCTCATCGCCTACGCGGCGACGGCCCGCTATTACAAGCAGGTCGCCGGCATTAACTACATGAATGCCGCGATCGACACGCATCCGGCCGAAGTCCAGAACGTCGCTTCGATTCTCACCGGGGCGCAGGCGTCGAGCGCCACGCAGGTGACCTACAAGGCATCGTCGGGCTTCATCACCCTCACCATCGCGCAGCTCACCGCTATGCTGGCGGCGATGAACGCGCACGTCCAGGCCTGCTACGCCGCCGAACAGCAGGTCGACAACGGCATCAACGCCAACCCGGCGACGGTCGGCAGCATGGACCAAATCGACGCGGTCTTCGCCGCCATCACGGTCTGAGTGCGGGGCAGGGCGTGACCACCCGCATCTTCGACCTGCCCGTCTACGGCTTCGCCATGACGGTGGGAAACAACGAGGACTGGCGGGACAGCTGGCCCTACGTCAACCCCGATACCGGCATCGCAATCCCGCTCACCGGTATCGCGCTCGACTTCACCCTCATGTCGATCGCCACCGGGGCGCTCGTCGTCGTGGCGTCGACCGGCACGAGCGTCGGCGGCCTGCCCTTGAACGGCCGCGTCGCCTCGGGCGGCACGGCCGGCAACGTGGTCGGCCTCAACATCCCGCGCGCCACCATGCTGCGCGTGCCCGTGGCCTCGGCCGGCTACGCTTACGAGCTCCAGGCCCGCGCCGACGCGGTCACGAAGACGATCGCGCGCGGGTCCGTGACAATCCTCGAAGGGCAGGCGCCATGATCACGAGCTCGATCACGGCCGAGGGCGGCAGCGGCGCGAGCGCGATCCCGCCCGCCGGGCCGCAAGGCCCGTCCGCCTACGATATCGCCGTCCAGAACGGCTTCGTCGGCCCGGAGTCGTCATGGCTCGCCTCGCTGCAAGGTCCCGGCGCCGATCCGACGTCGCTGAACGCGGCCGTGAGCCGGGCCAATGTGGCGGCAACCAACGCCGGCGGCTTCGCCGCGACCGCGAGCGCTGCGGCCGCCTCGGCCGCTGCGACCCTGGCCAGCATCGCCAAGCAGATCGGGGACGCCGCCACCACGACGGTGTCGGCCATTCTGGCGTCGCTGCAGGCGGCTGTGACGGCCGCGGCCGGCTCCGCTACGGCGGCAAGTAGCAGCGCTTCGGCGGCGGCCGGTTCCGCCACGACAGCCGGCACCGGTGCCACTACAGCCACCACGCAGGCGTCCGGTGCCACAACCTCCGCCACTGCGGCTGCGGGGTCCGCCACTGCGGCCGCGGGTTCTGCGACCGCGGCCGGCACCTCCGCCACGGCCGCGTCGGGCTCTGCTTCAGCCGCGGCCACGAGCGCCACGGCCGCCGCCAGTTCGGCGACGACGGCCGGCACGGGCGCTGCCACGGCCACGGCCAGGGCGACGGACGCCGGGACCTCCGCGACCGCGGCGG